TCGCTCAATATGAACACACCCTCGCAAATAGACGAAGAAAAAGGTGAAGACATAGAAAAACTATCAGAAAATGTAGTCAAAGAGCAATCTAACCTCGTTCAATATGAACAGGGGTCCGCTCAATATGAACGAGGGTGCGCTCAATATGAGCGAGGGTGTGTTCATATTGAACGAGGGTCCGCTCATATTGAACAACAGAATAAGATATATATAGATAATATAGAGAATAAAGAGAATCATAACGAACGAAGTGAGTTTAATAAAGAAACTGATATGAAGATTTTGGAATGGTTCAATTCTCGTGACTTATCTTTTCCAGATCTTTCTTCTTCTGATTTTGAAACCATCATTAACCTTCCAGATTTTGCCGATAATGATTTTGATATGGCAATAAGAGAAGTTTGGGGATATTTGCAATATGATGAAGACTCTCCAGATAATTACATTCCAGTTGAATATTTCAAAGATATTCTTTACCGTGCTTGGAATGATTTAAAAACTATCAATCCTGATTTCTCTCTTTCAGAACAAGACATGAAGAATATTTTTGGATTCGATGTTAAGATGCAAAATGGAGAACCTGTATGTTATGTGACTCCCAGTAAAATTAAAAACATCAATCAATCTCCCTCATCTTCCAGAAAAATTAAACGAAAAGGAGTAGAGGACCGAACCTCCAGATTGATATTTCTTGAATCTCTCCGGCAAGTCGCCGAAAAAGATACGAATATGTTGACGGACGCCGAGTATGCAATATGGCTTATGATTGAGTTTGTGAAAGAACGGGAAAGTAATCAGCAACCTCGTCCATCAGAAGTGACGAAAGCTGCTTATGAAGATTTGCTTAAACGTTTCTCGAACGAATCGAAGGTGCCTGTAGAAGATTTGAGAACCCTATGGAAAGAGCTTCCTCAAAAAAATACAGTTAAACTTCATCCTCAACAGTTGTCAGTTGGTAAGATTATAAGCTATAACGTGCAGGTAAATCAGGCAAGTGATGTGGAGGAGCTTTATAACAAAAAGATGGCAGAACAACCATGAAGTCTTTTGCCACCTTCCAGAATCCTTTTCCTTAGCCGGACTTGATTATCTTATTTCGGGTTCGGCTAAAAAGTTTCTTCTAATTTCTATTTCTTCAGACAGTATTCTAATCGCATCTTTCTCTCTTCGAAAATAATTGCCTGCCAGATAACGTTTATTGCTTGTTACAGTTCCTTTTTCCACATCTGAAGTAACTTGCATCTTATCCGTAATATACCAGTATCGTTCTCCTGTAGCTACTTTCATGTTCAAAGGCTCAATTCGTTTTAGAAAATGATTCCATGTTTTACCGACCTTAGCTAATTCTACATCCAGAGCCTTTCTTTGATAATCCGCTGGCTTGAAAGTTGTGAACGAAAAATCATCTATTTTTCCCAAATACTCGTTCATGCTGTATTTAACTGGTTCCCCTTTGATAACATAGCAATACATAACAATGTCTCCAGAGGATTTATCTACAAGTCTTACTACCCCATATCCTTCTTGACCAGTTTTATGATTATGGAAGCATACTAAATCACATGATTTGGGAATATATTTATCGCTTATTACGAAAAATGGGTTGCCAAATTCCTGGCCATTTTCATCTAAAACTAAATAGAGGCGATTTAAAGCATTTTCTCCGGCTGGGGTTATAATGTCTACAGGAATTGTTATTTTGTCGAAATTAGGCGTGTTTCCGTCAATTCTAAGGCATATTAAAACTGTATTCACATTCCCTTCTTGTACCAAACCTATAGAATCGTTCCATTTTACTGCATCTCCAGCTCCAAATCCTTTGTCAAACCAGTTGGCAAATGTAGCGTAATCGAGAGATTCAGGATCGTCTGAATAACTGGAAGGTACATGCAGCTTAATATTATATTCTGTTTTGCAATAAGAACTGATTCCTTTAAAATCAATTTCAGACTTATATTTTCTTTTTCTTAGAAAATGCTCTACTTGTTTTTTAGTTTTCATATTTGGATAAAATAATCAATTGTTAGGCAAATGTAATATGATTTTTTGATAAACATCAATTTGGATATAAAAATTTAGCTTAATTACCACAAAACGAGACTGAAAAAATAGGTGGCTGAAAAAAATCAGAAAACTTATATATTGAATTTTTATATCGTTGTCAATTTGAATATATTGGAAAATAATTATTTCTCTGTATTATAAAAAATAAAGTTAATAAATTGATGCTGGGATAATTACGAAATCTCTACTTCCAGATTCGATATATTATAAAATTAATGTTAGAAATTGGAGATAATTTTATTGTATTGAATAACGTGGTCTGGAAGAGAATTGGCTTTTTGTACTATGATCGACTTTTGAAAAAACGAGATTGAAAAATCAGGTCGGATTATATATACGGTATTCGCTCCATAATTGACCGGCTCTGCCTTCTTTTTTTTATTGCCATATTGCTGTAAATCAGTTAATTATATTGTTTCACTAATATACAAAAGTGAAACAAATGTGCTTTTGTTCTTTGTTTTGCCTATTCTTTTGTTCTTGATACTCTTTTGAAATTATTACAAATTTACCCTTTTGTGTATGTGATTTGTTCCCGTTCCTTTTTGCATCCAGGTAACAACATCTCGCGCGCGTATATGTGTGCACATGTGTGTACATGTGTCACGATTTGCCCTAATAAGTAATCACGCATACACGCGCGTGTGTTGGGAATGCTTATTTCATTGATTATCAATTGCTTATAGATGGCGTTCTTTGTTTCGTATTTATATATTACTGAAAATCAATTGTTTATAAATTATTTTAGTCTTAAAATGAAAGTTTTTGCAGTTTTATTTGTGTATATCAAATAAGCGTTATATCTTTGCATCGTCAAGTTAAGATAACGGCTACTTGATAAAGTGTTTACTTTCCGTTTTGGTTTTTATCTGTAAACCTACAAAAAGCGAAAACCGCAAACAGATACGAGATAATAAACGTAATTAATAACCGTAAAAACAAGAAGTAAGAAACGGACAAAAGAAAGTAGTACATAAAAGCAAAAGGAGTGCGAAAGCGAAAGCAAAAGCGCACGCCCAGACATAAAACGGGATGTTTTGTGAACGGGGAAAGAATACCCATAACTGTAATGGTCAGTTATTAAAGATTGTCATGCAAACCGTCGCTGGCACTATGGGGGAGCTATATACATAAGTCTGCTACAAAAGCGTGCCATAGGTGCGTAGCTCCATGCAGCAAAAGGGAAAAGCGTGGGCTTAGTGCCATAAGTGTGCCTGTCACACTTGCATACCGAAAAACGGATGTCTGCGCAAAGGTGTGAAAATCTGCCCCTAATGCGAACTGAGAAAAGGTGAGCCAAAAGTGCGTGAAAACGTAAAACTGACTCTGTCGAAAGTGTGCCCAAGTTGCACCACCGTAATCACCAACGCAACGCAGCCCTAACAGTGAAGAAGTGTATGCCAAAAGTGTGCTTTAACGGTAACGATGGAAATTACCTACCACATAGGCGAAAGCGTATGTAAAAAGCTGCAATTCAATCGGTTTGGTTGCAGTTGGTGAGCACTCATACACAGGGCGCACGGCTCCGTTGCGCTGTTAGTGACGGGCAAAAAGTTGTACATAGAGTGTGCTGGATAGGTGAATGTCCAGTATGCTCTGATTGGGCTTTAACGCAATCGAAAGCGTGTAAACGTTTTCGGTGGTGCGTTCCTATTTTGGTAGGTCGGGGTTCGATTCCCCGATTGCCTACAATGCGCTATTGCAGAAAATTCCTAAAAAACAGTAATCATGGGAACAATTAGTAGGTATAACAGTGTACAATTTGAGAACTTAAACGCAAATGAGTTGGTAGGCGTAACTTTGGTGTATAAGAGTGTAAATCGTGACGGAGAAACGCATTATTCAGGACTGAATTTTGCCGGTGATGAATACACGCCAAAGGATAAGACACAGGACGAGATTTTCCGCGTGTGGAAGAATGTGGTAGCTACGTTCTGGACTGTGAAAGCGGTGGAAGCTGGGCTGCGTGAAGATAATGGTGGTATTGCATCCAAATTGCGTAGCGGTACACCGGCTGAAATCATAGTGCGTACAAGTGATTGCAAAGTGTCAAAGAAGTGGGATGTTGAGGGAAGTGTATGGAGCCGTATTGGTTTGGTGCCTACAAAGAAAGACCTGGATTGTGCAGCGCGTGATTTTAAGAAGAAAATTCATGCTGCTACAAAAGCATCTTTCGATGCTCTGAAATTCCGTTTGAACTTTGAAGAAGTAGCCGCAAAAGCCGCTGACTATTATGAAATCTTGGGTGTGAAGCATGATGCTACGGAAGCGGAAATTAAAGCTGCATACAAACAAGCTGCTAAATCTGCTCATCCTGATGCCGGTGGTTCCAATGAAAAGATGCAAGAGGTAAATGCAGCATGGGAAGTGCTGGGAAACGCTCAAAAGCGTGCGGAATATGATGCGCGAATGGCTGCATAAATAAAGAACTGGTAAGTCATAACATACATAGCACGTCTGGAGGTGAATACAGGCGTGCTATTTCTATGGGTAAAACGAACGTGGAAGCGTAGCGTGCAAGAAGTGCGAGTCTTTGTTACCCACTTTAATTGTGGCATGTACTTTTGAGTGCGTGCTATTTTTGTGTCTGATTGTAAACCTTTAAAAAATAAAGCATGAAACGAGCAAGAATCCAAAGAACGAGCGTGAAAATCATTTCTACCTCTTGTGCAAGTATGACATTTTATTTGCCTAAATCTCAAAATGTTACCGTGAAGCGGAAAACTGTGTATGATTTATTTAAAGCGTAAATCTATGAAGAAGTATGTTGTGGTATATAAGCGGAAAAAGTATATCAAAGTAGCTACTGCAATTGGTAGTAAATTCTATAGAATCTTGGTAGTTATATGTCTGTTGTTTTCCTGTATTACGATAAATGCCAAAACTATAAGGGTATTTACAGGAAACATACAGCGCGTGGAGAAGACTGTGAGAATAGATGGAAACACTTACTTCCTAACATTGAAAGATGGTACCATGTACCAACTAGAGAATGAGAAGCAATATAGTATTGTATTGGAGAGTTGGAAATATTTCAAGTTTATAATGATTGATGTGAAAGATAATGGCAAGAAAGAATGATATAGCCAGTTTCTTCTACTATATGTGGAATTGCTGGGATGAGCACGAATGTGCTGTTGCTTTTGAAAAAGCCGAATGTGGATGGAGGCATTTATGGAATAAGTATCGTGAATATAATAGTCAAAATGGTCATTATGGAGCGGTAGAAGAATTTTTTGCCAATTTGGATGACAGGAATCAGAACTTACTTGTAGAGCGTGCACTGGAAATGTACAGCGGTAAAAAACGTATCAAATGAAAAAGATATTCAAAGTAATCGTGGGATGTGTTATTGTTATACTAACATTAAAAGCTTGCCGCTTGAATTATGTGTGCGATGTAGTCGATAGCATCCCAAAAGAAATCCGAGAGCGCATAATTACAGAGCATCCAGAATGTGCCAATATTGATTTGTTAGTGAAATTCTGGGAGACTAAAGGAGATTCCCTTGTTTCTGAAATTGTTCAGGAACAAATATATGACTGTGAACTTACCGAGTATTTGAAACTCCATCCCGAAGAGAACAATTAATATCAAGATAATAATGGAAACAAAAGTGTGTAAAGAATGTGGTCAGAGCTTACCTATATCAAATTTTTCTAAGAATAAGGCAACCAAAGATGGGTTGGCAAACTATTGTAAGAAGTGTGACAAGGAAAGAAGACGCAAATCTAGTGGCGGCATAACTCAACAAGGAGTAAAAGCGACTCTGAAAATGTCTGACTTTGATGACAACATGTTGTTTGCTGAATTGCGTAGACGTGGATACACTGGAGAATTACGTTATTCCAAAGTAGTAAATATATAGGTATGTACACAAGTTATGGCTGGGAGTTGACTAATCTTTTGCAGGGACAAGATGAAGAATATCTGCTTGAAGTGTTAACGGAAAATTACAGACGTTTGAGAGATGTGCCAGATCATCTTATTGTGACATTGCTTGAATACCGTGGTTATACTGGGAGATTGATAAAAAGTGAAAATTAAAATAAAGAAGTATGATACCAGAAATTATCGAACAAATGCGCAAAGAGTTATACGATACTAAATTGTGCATCTCTGATTTCGAGAAGTATGATTTGAAAACTCTTGAAAAGACTAATGAGCCATTTTTTTGGTTAGTGCGCACACACGGAACACATCTGTGTTTTATTGGCCCCAGTGTAGAAAGTCTTTTTTCGTCAGAAAGTAACCGGTTTGCAATTATGAAAGATTCTCTTGCGATAATAGCAAGTATTGTTTATTGGGACGATTTGGACTATAATAAGTATTTTTATTGGGATGGAGCACAACTTCAAAAAGTATCTAAAGATAAGATTGTTTCAATATTCAATAATATCTGGGGAAGCCGGATACATCAACTTTCCATTCAATACCCTGAAGAGTATGCAGCCATAAACAAACCATTGGAATTTAAAATGTCCCCAGAAATATCAGAGCGTGTAAAAGAGGTCAAGAATATTGCTTCGGAATTGCAAGATTCAAGTTTTGAAGATTGCTTGAAAAGTCTACAAAAATGGGTGAGATTTGCCGTTAACCAACATATTGAAATATACGGTGATTTTGCGAAAAATAGCTTTGGATTCTCTGAGGTGGTAAATGGCGAACGCAAAATTTGCGGCGGGATAATTATGTCCCCAAATGCGACTGAAAGACGTTGGAGCATTCATACATAAAACTATTGTAATATGAAGTATTCAGTAAATCCTAATCTCAATGCTGTTATGAATAGTATTGAGAAACAATTGTTATCCAAAGGAAAGGATAAGCAAGAGAGTATTCAAATTATTAAGAGGTATATAAAATCATTTCCTAAAGAACCGGATTATAACTTGGCACAACATGGAGGTATGCTTGTTTCCCCTTATGATGTGAGAGAATTGAATATTAAATGCGGTTATAGTGCTGTTGTTCAGAACAAAATTTCTGACGGGAGAGTCTGGAGTATATACTTGTTGCAAGTAGGAAGAGTTGCAAGGGAACTTTTAAAAGCAAACGAACTATGAAAGTTATATCAGAAATTTCACTTCGAGATTTCAAATTTTGGAGTGGGGGTGAGGATCGGGCAAAGAACTGTACCGATGAACAACTGGATAAAATTGAATCCATAATGGAAAGTGATGCTCCTGAAAGTGGTTGGACCGATGATGACATAAATAATTTCTTTTGGTTTGACTTTGATACAATCGCAGACTGGCTTGGATATAAAGACGAAAAACATTTTGATGCAGGCGTTAGAGAAGATGATGTGAAAGAAGCGCAAGATTGGTTTGATGGTATTACAGACACCGAAGATATGATTGGTATTGCGGGTTTTGATAGGGAAGACTATATTTCTACAGATGAAGATGGGAAAGAAGAATTTGATGAAGATCTTGTTTGCTATGACTTTTCAAATTGGTGGGATAATATGGATGATATTGAACAAGTGAAAGAGTATCGTAAGCACGAGTAAAGTGTTATGGTAGAAATCCGGGTTCGATTCCCGGAACACTACATATATTAGTTGTTTCCATGTGTGTTGTTCGACATGTTTTTGTTTGAAGGGTGGCGCGATCAGAATGTTATTGTTCTGGTTGCGCCTTTTCTTTTAAAGTTAAAGCGAGTTAATATTCAAAAAGTGGACAACTATGGACACCATCAAAAAACTATTCGATAATAAAAACAAAAGGAAATATGCAAAAGGAGTTGTTAGAAATAGAGTTTCGTTATAATGACAGACCGATAGGTAGCCGCCCAGCTACTTCTTGTAGTAAGACAATTGCCATAGGTATATTTGATACTTTGGAAGAAGCAGTCAAGGCAGGTAATGAAACATTGAAGGTGTTGTCAGAACATTTCCAAGTAAGAGCAGATGACCGCTTTAAAGTTCGTGGTTTGTTTGGCACTCCAGATAGACTTGTTACAAATTGTTGCTATACAACTAAAGGGATTGCATATTTTGCAAGGATTACTCCTCTGAAATTTAATGATCTCTCTGAAACTATAGCAGAGACATTTAAAGCATACGATAGATACAGACAATATAGACGTGAACAAGAAAACGATGAATAATATGGATGTAATAGTCTTAAATCACAAAAACAAAGTGTCCTTGCAGGTACAGCATGTAGATATTGGTAGTTCTATTGATTTGCATTTTCCAAACGAAAATCAATCATTTGATGCTTTTCAGAAACTTCGTGAAATAGGTGTGAGATGTTTCCATGCTGGTAAAAATGCTCCTTGTGGAGCTTCTGTAATGATGTATTCTTATGGTAATGATAGTCTTCAACTTCAAATAAAGTAGTAAAATGGAAGAAAAGAAGTATATAAATATTGATAATATGGCGACACGCCTTTGTCAAATTCTCAAAGATGCACGTGAAAGCATGGTTGATGATGAAAATAAAGATTTTATCATGGAGAACTTTTCGGATGAATATCTGGAAGATTACAGCAATGTAATGGCTTGGCAATTTAATTCTGATATGAAGAAATACTTGCATAATCCAGACCACAGGATTTGTGGTAATTTCAATAACATTGATTATGACTACCCTTATCATATTTATGGAGAGGTTACATACGATACGCCTCTTGTAAATGCTATGATCGCTAGATTAGATGCCGGTGAAGACAGCGAACAAGCTAACGAGGACCGGGACTTTCTTGCTGACTGGTTCTTTGAAACTTTTGGAACATGGGGAATATCCTATAATTTCCAGTCAAATATATCAGAGTTCCTTTATATGGAGTTTGAAAACCAACAATCTTAAATCAATGAAAACAATAACATTGCAACTGTACACTTTTGATGAATTGTCGGATGAGGTACAAAAGGAAATTATTGAGCGTGAACGCTGGAATATAATGGAGCAGTGCATGGAGGGTTATGGTTCGGATTATGTAACGTCTCTAAGAGCTTTCGAGAAATTGACAAACACCCAATCATATAGTTGGAGTGTTAACTATAGCGGATACGATTTTAATTTTAAATGTAGTTATAACCCAATTTTTGAATGTCCAGTTAATTGTGATAATGACATTTACGCAGAGGATTTGTGTGGGAAGTTACTGTTCCGATATATCAATAATAATATTATGCCATACATTACGCATGGCCAATATTATTCAACTTCAGGTGAGTGTATAGACGGGAAACGTACTTATAAGCATAGACGAAGTAGGGTTATTAAATCTTTAGAGGATTGTCCACTAACTGGTATGTGTTACGATTATTACTTGCTTGAACCTATCATTAAATATTATAAAACTTGGTGCAGTTATCCGGACAACTTTTCGCTCACAGACTTAATAGAACAATGCTACGACAGTTTTTTCAAATGCTGGCATGAAGAATATGAGTATTGGGCCAATGATGAAAATGCAATCCGGGAGGAATTACATAACAACCAGTATGAGGACAGGTTGTATTATATGGATGGAAGAGTTTATAGTGGACCGTTAGATGATGTTGCATAATTAAAATTCAAAAAACAATGGTACTCAATATAGTAAAAAATGGTACTGATTCTTCGAGCATTTTAGAATACGTGAGAAAAACTTTCAATAACTCAAAGGTAAGTATTAAAACAGACTATGAAATATCTGTTGATATTGAAGTAGTTGGCGAGGGTGGACTGCACAGTTTGGAAGGACTAAAAGAACTGGAAGATTATTTTAGAGACTATGATATCAGGATTTGGTAATTTTAAGTGGTCAAGAAATGAACGGAGAACAGATAATACCGCCAATTACTGATCCATTAGGGAAACATTGGCAACAACCTCACAGAAGATTTATTGAATTGGACGATACCCATGCACTTATGAGCGAACAAACGTTTAAGGGGCTGAAAGAATATTCGACTTCAATACCTACAGGAAGATACGAAGGTAAAATGTGGAAAGGATTTATAAAAGGGGAATGGTATCTTGTATGGCTTGCCCCTGACACAAATCACAACTTACTTCGTATAGAAAAAAGGACAATATTAATAGTATAAAATAAATAAGATATGAATAGAAGGACTTTTAAAATAGATATTGACTTTGATGTTCAGTTTTGGGCATTGTTGCCGGCAATAAATATCAATTTACACAACCATGAATTTGAGTTTGAATGGCTATGTTTTGGATTTTACTTCGGTAAACAGAAATATGAAATAGGAGAAATTAAATAGCCCTCAAAACAGAATAGATATGAGTGAATATTCATTGAAAGAAAGAGTTCAGATGTTAACATCGTCGCTTGTATATGGCGGCCCTATGACATTTGAGCAAATCAAGAAATTAGATTGGTTGAAAAATACATCTGAATATGGAATATTATTCTATCTCCGGGAAGCTGAAAGATATGAATGGATAAAGACTAAATGTTTCAAAGGTGATAAACCGAATATCTATTCAGCAACAGCTAAAGGCCGAAAAATGGCTGATGCAAGAGATTAAATAAAGAATGAATATGATATTATTTGAAAATCCACCTACCGTCTATTTTGAGAGAGTAGAAGACTATGAAGAGAAATCGACTCCGTGGAGACGGGTTCCTCCTGCATATAAAGGTTCGTCCACTAAAAGTGGGCGCAATAAGAAACAAATAAGAAGAGATCGTAAACGCAATAAGAAAAGATAGTTATGCCGCATTTAAGTTCAATGGAAAATCGAAAGCTTTATAGAATTGTAATTGATGTCCAGTACGGAGATATGCTGGACGAATGTGATAAACTGTACGATGGTAAAGGGTCTGGAACTGTCTTTACCGATGCGAATGGAGAAGCTGTTATTGATTATCTGAAGCAATGGGATAGCGATGAATGGGCTGACGATGATATTCGCAGCGAAGAACCAAGGTGGGTGAATAATGGCACTGATTCCGTACATCAAAAGGATGGATACATCCTTATTTACAACTCAACTATTGGTGGTGTATATATGCTGTATCGTGAAGCAAATGATGCTGAAATAGAATGGTATAACAACAATTGATATGTATGAAAAATGAAACAAAAATAACTTTCGTAAAATCTCCAGAAGAAGGAGAAATATGTGCTGTATTTGTGAATGAATTTTGGGATAGGTCCAAAACTAAATTGACAAGCTATATGCACATCGGACAACACGCCGGTTGCTCTCCTGACATTCTGAAAAATTGGCCTTTAGCTACTGAACAAGAATATCGGTCATTGTTAGAAGAACTTAACACAATAGGATATGAAAACATCAAAATCATTCAATCAAGAATATATTGAGAAAGCAAAAACGCTAATCCATGAAATCCTCGAAGATAAAAAAGAGTATGATGATTGGACTCAAATCTGTTTTTCCATACAAAATGCAGTACAAGCTGCGGCTAATATATGGGGAATATCATCAGATGAACAGATTAATAAGATGAGAGCCTTTATTACAGAAATGGTTCTCACCGAACTTTCAAATCTCAAACAGTTTGACATAGTGTTTAAAAAGAAGGGGATAAGGTCATTAGACACATTGTATTGCCCCAAATGTGGAAGTAATAATGTTGAAGAAAGAGCATGGGTAAATCCAAACACAGATGAAATCAGCTATAATGATTCAGTTGAGGAAGAAGATTGCTGGTGTAATATTTGTGAAGAGCATGTAGAATTATGCACCCTTTCAGAATTATGGGAAATGTTTGGGGATATTCCGGTAAACAATGATGATGAGATTGAAGAAGACTTCCTCAACTTCCCAGCCGGAACACCAAAGTTCGATGTCTGGCGTTGGTTCGATGAACGGTGTCTCAATAACCTGCACGATGATTTAATGTTTCCTCAAAACGATGCCGTATAAATCAGAAAAGATTCGTATCGCTGGAACCAAATATGATAGACGAATAAAGCTCACTCCAGACCAAAAAGAATATATAAAATGGTTGAGAGAAAAGCAATTAATCAGTTACTCTAAACTTGCTAAAATATTTGGAGTGAGCAAGCGTCTTATTCAATTTATTTGTTGCCCAGACAAATATTTGAAAAATAAAGAGAGTTTAAAACAACGTAAAGCAGAAGGGCGATACAAACCTACAAAAGCAGAATGGGCAGCAACAATTCGTGAGCACAGGAGATATAAGGAACAACTCAAAAAGAAAGGAGATATAAAATGAAAGATAAGATTCTTACAATGTTCTTCGACATTAATAGATGGACAAAAGCAATTGAGAAAGGCGTTCTGAAGGATATTCGGAAGAGCGAACTTATCAAACTGACAGAAGAACCAACCAGAATTCGTATGGCAGAAGCTATGTTGAATGGTAAATATCAAATAACACCACCACATATTGCACAAATTCCGAAGGATAACGGAGAGTTTCGTACTGTATATGTCAACGAACCTATTGATCGTATAATCCTAAGCATCGCGAATGATTTGCTATTTGATTTAATGCCAGAGATGATTCATCCTGCTTGTAAATCTTATCAGGTCGGTATTGGTTGCGGTAAAGTGGTTCTGGAAGTAAGTCACACAATTGTTGACATGAAAAGTGATGGTTATGTGGGCTGGAAATCTGATTTAAGTAAATATTTCGACACTGTTCCTATCCGGTTTATTGACGCAGCTTTTGATAAGGTGGAAGCTAAGTATGGTCACTCTGTGTTAATTGATGTATTAAGAAAATACTATCATTGCGGATTGTATTTCGATGAGAACAACGAACTGCATGAGAAATATCAATCACTTAAACAAGGATGCGCAGTAGCAAGCTGGTTAGCCAACGTGTTGCTATATAGCTTGGATGATGAACTGTCCCAATTGAATGGGTTTTACGTAAGGTATTCGGATGATATGTTGTTCGTTGGTCCGGACTATGAAAAGGCTATGACCATTTTACAAAAGAGATTGGCCGAAAAATCAATGAATTTGAATCCCAAGAAAGTAGAGTACCTGACTATGGACAAGTGGTTCAAATTTCTAGGTTTCAGCATTAAGGGAAGTATGATTTCTTTCTCTCCCAATCGTCTTAAAACCTTCCAGAAAGAAATAGAATCAAGAACCATCAGAAAACGTGGTATTACGTTGAAGAAGGCTGTGGATTCGGTTAACCGATATTTATATAAAGGCAATGGAGAATATAGTTGGGCGACTCAGACCCTTCCAGTATGTAATGTTCGGGTTGATATTAATGAATTGAATAAATTCGTAATGGATTGCCTTAGAGCCGTTGAAACTGGGAAACATAAAGTTGGTGGCCTTGGCTATGTTAAGGATAAGCCGGATGGTTGTGTTGTTAGAGGTATTGGTCGGAACGTAAAGGCTAATCGAAATAAATCTAAGAGTAAAGAAATTGAAGGTTATTTGACAATAGGTTGTATGCAGAATGCTATTTTGACCAGAAGAGCAGCGTACAATACTTTAGTGGCAATATTGTAACTACAATCTGAACACACAGTAAATGAATCCGAGGAACAAGTGTTTAATATCCAGATTATATATTAGGTACCCCGATTCTATCCTTGAAGGATTACATCCTTCAGTATCTACTCCGGGTACCATATAATCATCTGGATTATATCAATGAAGATAAAGAAATGTGTCGATTGTTATGAGGGTTTATAAAGCAGCACAGCAGGCAAGTTCAAGAAGAAAATTTCATATTCTAAAGTATGAACTATTGATCGTTCACCGGAGGTTACAAGGCTGCATAGCCTCTCACCTCAGGTTCTCGATCAGGTCATATTTATAATTATCATGAGAGTAAAGTGATGTGCCATTCATTTGAGGACTTGTAAAATAAGCGAAATACATCGAAGTTATCCAAGGAATATATTTTCACTACTCCGGTAGAAATTATATCCTGGAACCGAAGATTATATCTGTCGGGTCCAGGATAATCCAACCGGATTACATCTATTGGGTAAAGTAATGTATCAGTATTATGAGGATAACTATTTAGCACAGAAATGTAATTCAAGAAATATCATTTATATAGCTGGTTATATATCAGGAAGGGCCGAGTACTAATTGTCCTGGTCCGTTCCTGATCACACCAGCTTTAAATCGAATAAGTATAGAAATGTGCCAATATTTTGAGAATTACAACTTATTACTTAACACAAAGTTTACAGTCTGGGATTTAGTAATTTAACATACTGGACAAGATATGATGCCCGCGTGATGACGGTCATCCTATGTATGACCTAGGATTACGCGGGCATTACTTGATACAGTATATATCATAAACATATAGACATGTGTCACGCTAAATGGGGGCTGTTTTATAAGTAACACAACTTTCATTTATACAAGAACCTTGCGTTTAACAACTATCCGACAATTACGCCGGCATCTACGGTTTTATAAACCTTTATTCCGGCGTATTCTGGATGTTAATATCAGGCTTTTAAAGAAATGTGTCAAAGGTTTGAGTATAAAATCAAAAGTAAACATTATGAAAAATATTTATCAAGAATCAATACAGGCTGTAGAGAACGGAACCAAGTTTAAAGTAGATTTTAAAACACGAAGTTTCAAACTTAATGGCCAATATATTATACAGAATTCGCAGTATGAGGGAGACTTAGGTGTGGAATTATGTGCTTCTCTTGATGAGTTTCTGTCTAATGTAGAGCATTTATATACTCGATATAAACATTCTATTCCATCAACAATGAGTGAATGTAAAAGCCGAAAATACTTTAAGGCTTTGTCTGATAAAGATTTGGAGGATGAAGACATGTTGTTTGGAGTTGGTCGAGATATAGCACAAGTCGAATTGGAATTATACATTCTCTGTCAAATAATATTGGGTATAGGTTGGGATGCTAATAAAATGGGTAAATGGTTTTGGCAAAGCAACAAAGATAGAGATTTAGTAATTCTCAAAAACTGGGTTACAGTAGAGAAATAAATAATCAGACTAAAAATTAAATTATTAATAAGTTATGAAACAGTTAAAATTTGAATGTCCTGAGTGTGGTACCGAGTTTACGCTTACAGCTAATCAAACCAAAGCTAAGGAGCGTATTGAAGCTCTAAAGAAAGCTGGTGTTGATGTTAGTGAGCTTTTTGCAATGCAAAGTGCAGATGGTTTGGAGTTTATAGCCTCAAAAAGAGATGGTGTCATTAGTATCTTGGAAGAAGATGATCCAATCTTCCAGGCCATTATAATTCAAGGCACAATTCCTAATCGGCAATTATTCAGACGTTGGGTAATGGCACAGATGTTCCGCATAATTTATATAACTACCAATACCCACGGTGCTTATAAGCCAATTGGAGTTTCAGAGGTGATTCGTAATATGGGATATGAATATCAGTGGAAGATGCTAAATAACGAGTTGTACGCCCAGCACAAAATGATGCAGAATGGTGATGTCGATAATTTCAGAGATCGAAATCGCTGGTTCAACAAAAGAGTGGTATTAGATATGGCAAAAGACTATATCGAGAAACTCAAAAAGAGATTTGAGAAGTTGAAATTGAGAAAATGTAAAGGGGTACCGTATAAACGTATCAACGGCCAAAACATTTTCGTTGATGATTTTGATAAAAAAGTAATCAAGCCATTGTTGTTTGCAGTACATAAAATACAACATGCCGAAAACACTTATGAACTTTGGCATTCGGTGCAGGAGTTCAATAAAAGGCGTATCAAAATGCATTGGGGTACTCCTCAAAATGCAGCATGGCTAGATGCTTACAAAGGAGCTGGAGCGTTCTTTACAATGCAGAACATGATTCGTTTTCATAATTGCGTTATCATTGATGACAATGGAAAAACATTAAGTAAAAACGCGTCCCTTGCTTTTTTGAATAAGAAGGCAAAGTTGTACGAGAATAGAGAAGGTTGGCGTTTGATTGGTATGTTGAAGAAAACGCTGGATGACAACAACATTGATGTGGTTGCTAAAATGAAGGAATGGCGTAAATAACTTAATCAAGGCAGTTTTCATAAACCAGTTTAGGTACATTTCCTCTGGTTTATGAAAATAAAATTAGAAAGATTGATTATGAGAAACGATATAATATTCAAACGTTCCGTCCAATTTCGGGACCAAAATAAAAACAGTTGGACTGTAGATTTTGAGGTTTATAAAGAAGAATCTACTCGTATAAACCGTGAAACATTGCAAAAATTTAAACAAAGTTTCAGCGTTTCGGTATGTGGGGCTGGTGGTATGAGTGCTGGGCAATGCTACGATCATATAAATCCTCGTACAGAAGGACAAAAGAAACTTTTGGAATTTTGGAACAAATATCATCTAGGTGGTATGTCTGGCGGTACAGTTCGTCAAGATGAATATTTAAACGGTGAGCAATATGTTAACGACTACAATTACTTTGTGGAGTTGTTTAAAACATATAATGAACATTACCGTGAACAGTTTGATGATATTTCTTTTCAGATTCTTGTTAAGAATTTTAATATTAGTGACGCGGCTATAATACAGGTGAGAAATGTGCTTTATGAGAAAATGAGGAATAATCCCATTCAATATATCCTTGGATTGTCAAACAAATGCTTCCATACATCTTCAGACTACAACGTAAAATGTTTCTTTCTTGCTATAAAAGGCTTATATGTAGATAATGGATATAAATATGGTAATGGCTGGTTATACAGTCCGCTTCCAGATAATATTGAAGGGATCATAAATAATATTTGTGACCTTGTTGAAGAAGAAGAAACTGCGTTAACAGAAGAACTGGAAGCGGTTTTTGACATGGGGAAAGAAGGGTTTATTGCCACAAAAGAAATCATCCAGCAAGTAATGGATTTACGTGAATGTGACGAAGATGAAGCAAAACGCTTCGTAGCTTTGGGAGTACATTTGGGATGTACATTCGGTGATTTGAATGATACATTTGAAGAATGTTCCTATGGTGAACAACTATACTGTGCAAATGGTATTGATTATTATATTGGCACGGAAGATGAACTGACCAATATAGCTAATGATATAGTACATAATGATGATGAATACGCGTATTTATGGCGTGAATCTGTGGCGGCTCAAAGAACTACTGATTCATTGAGTGATTGGTTGGATTCAATCATAAATGAGGATGGTTGGTGCTCGGTACTTAATTCTTGGGATGGACGGCATGAAGAATATAAGATTGCTGGGGAATATATCTGTGTTTGTAGATCATAAAATTGAATTATCATGGAGTATATGAAACATACCAACTTTTATGCTATGTATAATGAAATTAGAAAGAAAGAAGCTGATGAATTACGATTAGCATTGAAAGCTCATGGTGGTGAATTTACATGGATTGATGACAATAACATAGAACAGCAGATATATAGTCCGCCTATAATATTAGTAAATTTAGACGGTGGTCCTATGGATGTTGTTGTACATAAGGTATGGTTGAATAATAATTCTATTAAATTATCTGTATATGATAATGGATGGGGAAATAAAATAAATATTGAATTGGATGACATTTCTCCAGGACATCTTTCTTATATTATTGAATACATGCCTGTTACAGACAAGGTAAAATCAGTGGCAATAAACGATGATTAATATGGGGCATAAAAAGACGATTGATTATTGGAGACACCCAACCAAAAGGGAAATTAAGTTCGGTGAGGGAGCTATTCATTGGTTAACAGTGGATATTGAGAAAGTTCAGAAGCCAGACGGAAGTTTGAAAAAATGGTTTATTCATACAGACGGACTAAGGTACAATCGACCATAGTTAAAATGATGTCTGTAAAGCAAAGGCTGTTCTAACAAAATAGAGCAGCCTTTTGTGTTAAACAATGGTTAAAGTGGACAACTATTCACACCATATAAAACTATAAAATCTATTCACATTAAAACAGTAACAAATATGCCATTGAGAATTGAGAATATCAAGTTGGCAGGAACCAAATTTGATGGTCGCGCTAAGTTGTCACCAGAACAACGCCAGGCTATTCAGATTTTGGCCCGTGAAGGATATAGCCAAAGAAGACTGGCCGCTATGTTCAATGTTAGTAAGCGGCTTATACAATCTATACTATCTCCTCCTGTTCGCAAGCACTCTAAACAATATCCAACAGAATATTGGACAGAGTTAAAACGGAAGTATCGAAAAAAGAAAATTGATTTATATAAAAATGGAAAGATCAAGTTTAATAACAAGTTGAAAAATAAATGAAACGCAAGCGTATCAAGTATGTAGCTAACATTGATTTTGGCTATCGTTCAATTACTGATGCAAAGCAACATATAAAAATATTCTTGAAATCGCTTCTTTCGCAAATAGGTTTACACCCAGGAATAGACTATATCGTAACAGCTAATCATTTGCGAATTAGACATGTGAAAAATATTACAGGAAAAATAACCACCACACTTAAAGAGATATTCCCAGTATTCAATTTTTATTGGAAGACTCCAAGGCTATTGGTGTGGTTCTAAAATCAATATTAATAATAATTTACAAGTATGGAAAAGTATTCTATTTCGGTTTTAGGAGCCGACAAGAAACAGTATGAAATCGCAGATTTCAGAGCAAGAGGTATGAATTATACTAATGCTATTGGCATTATCGTAACAACAGAATTTATGAGCCGTATTTTGGCGTTTGACACTTGGCAAGAACAATGGGGAAATACTGATAGGATCTTAACGGAAGAGCAGAATGAATCCGTTGCTATGCAAACTTTCTCCGGACTTGATCTAACCAAACGTATTGTAGAAGCACAAACTGATATTGATGGAATGACTGCCGCCAAACGCTGCTGGAACTATCAAAAAGGTGGCCTCCAGTGGTATTTGCCTTGTTTGATGGAGCTAGGAGTGCTTTGCGCATATCATGATGAGATAAACAAAGCAATGAAAGAAATTGGATGTCCCGATGAATGTTTACTTCCTACAGAAGATTCTGATGAAACCTGGGTCTGGAGTAGCAGTGAGGGCAGTCAGGGCAACAGCTGGAACGTGTACTTTAGTCTTGGCAACTTCAGCAGCAACAACAAGTACAACAGTAACATGGTGAGGGCGGTTGCAGCATTT